GAAGATTCAACTACTAACCTTGACGAAGTTGCTAGGGATTTGAACCTTGTGCGGGCGGAGAAGATTGGAACTGGTTGCGTTGTGATTCACCGTTCTGTATTTGAAAAGTTTCAGGAAGCCTTCCCGGGCCGTGTATACCTTGAGCCGGACGGTGTCGGGGATGAGGCAAAGAAGAAAGCCCCAATCCAGAGCTTTGAATACTTCAGGTATGCGCTTGACAAAGAGGGGTTCTTCATCGGGGAGGACTTCATGTTCTGCAACGATTGGAGGTCAACTGGGGGCGAGATATGGCTGAAGGTGGATGCCATTACGCGCCACTATGGGACGACCCACTTTACCTGGGATGCAGCAGCACTCCAGCCAGTGGCAATCAAGGCTCCTGGGGGCTCCTAGGCCCATCTCCGAGCCTTCTGCAGCCCATCTCGTAGGCTTCCTGCAGGTTCTTCCTTCGCACCTCGGCGACGCCATTAACAAAGTTATACGATGTCCCGTCTGAGAATGTAACAATTCCATCAAGGGGGCGACCAACTCGAACTCGCTCAAACGGGTCGTAGCCCTGCACTGCCCGTCTGATGATCTTCTTTGCCAGTTCGTATCCCTTGTCGCTCATGTTCCTCCAAAAGAAATAGGGTCGGGCTTTCGCCCGACCCTATTCTAGTCTACTTCGTCAGTTGACGATTAGACGGTTACGCGAACCTTCGCGTTGAACTGAGGAGCCTTGTTCGCAAGACCAAACATCACATACATAATGTAAAGCTTGGACAGTGCGCCGTTCACGCCGACTGGAATCTCCAGCGTCGTGATGCTATCAGCGCCAAGGTACGGCAGTGACCAGGTGTCCTCGTCAATGATGTACATGTCGCGATAGTTCGTGGTCGTTGCCCCGCCAATGGTGTACGAACCAATTCCGTCGCCCGCAACCGCAAGGATTGGGAGAGCGCCGGCAGCCGTAACCACCTGACCGAACGTTGCGCCAGCGGCCTGATCATCAGCAGGTGCGTTGTAGCGCACAAGGCTGGTGAGTTCGTTCACAATGCCAGCGTAGTCCGTTGGCGAGCAAACGAGAGCCGATGGGTTACCACCGTTGTTGAGAACTGAGGCAACAGCCGAGTTGATCGTTGCGAGGTAGGCAGCGGTGCCCTTGTTCGCAATGACGCCCGAACCAGTCGCGCCAAGAAGCTTGCGGAGACCGTCAAACCCGTTCGCGTCATACGCGCCGAGCTCGGCGGTCGCGCCTGCACCCGAGGTGACGGTCGCGTTGCCCTGGAATACCTGCTTCTGAAGCTTCTGCGCGATGGCGGTTACGCCACCGGCAAGCTCAGCAGAAAGGCCGTTGAAAGGCGAGCCGCCACCCGTAAGGGCGAACTGCTGCTTCAACGTGATCCCGCGACGGGTGGCAAGCACGGCGACGTTAGTCGTCTGGCGAGCGTACGTGTTGGAATCATCGGTCACGGTGCCGGTCTCCGTCTGGAAGACGGCGTCACCGTAAGCGGTCTGCTGGTTGAACGCGTGCACAAGGCCGTTTGCAGGCTCCTTGCGCAGACGGTCAAACATTGGGAATCGCTTTACAAACAGCGAGTAGAGGATTGGCTCAAGGTCCTGACGGATAAGAGCCGCGCCGCCGCTGCTGTCCAAAAGCTTGGAAATGTTTGGGTTCGCGGTAGCAAGGCGGTTAAGGATATCAGCCGAAGCCTGCTTCCCCGTCTCGCGACCAGCCTGAATGTCAAGTGCCTCGCCGAGCTCGGACGTGCTCATCTTGCCAAACTTCTTGCGAAGTTCGCGCTGGACAGCATACGCCTCTGCTACGTCAAGATTGTCATCCGCACTGGCGGTGCGGCTGACGATTGCGGTGTCATTCAGGGACTCAAGTCCCTTGTGAACATCCTGCAGCTTCTCTCGAAGTGAGTCGCTCATAATTTTTTACTCCTGTGCGTCAAGAAGACGCGCGATGAACGGGTCAAGCCACGGGGCTTTTTCACCGTTCGTGGATTTTTCGGTATTAGTTACCGCCTGCTTACGACCCATAGGGACATTGATCAAACGACCAACGAGATCCAGAGCCTTAGCAAGTTCTCCCTCGACCTTGGCCTTGTGCTCCGACAGTTCGGTCAGTTCCTTCTTGAAGGAAGCGACCTCCTGTTGGGCAGCGATGGCTGCATCGAGTGCCGACTTGGCGATGGCGGCTACCTCCTCCAGAGAGGCAGTGACATCTTCGGCTGGTTCTGCCTCGGCAACAACCTCAGGCGCCTCAACGGCGACCTCGGCTGCAACGTCAGCAACAACATCTTCAGCGATCTCAACGACCGCATCGGACTCAGAAATTGGGGCCTCAGCTTCTGGCTCGCCGTCCTTCTGGACACCAAGACCCGCAAGAACCGCGACGCGGTCCTCTTCGCTGAGATCGGTAAGAATGCTATTGATGCCATCAAGAACCTGATCGCTCACGCCACTCTTGTAGCGCGGGCCCTTGTCCTCGTCGGCAACCTTGGCCTTTGGCTCTTCAGCCGGCGCTGGCTCCGGTGCTGGCTCTGGGGCTGGCTCTGGGGCTGGCTCTGGGGCTGGGGCAGGGGTTGGCTCAAAAGCCTTCTCAACTGACTCAGTGTCCTCTTCCTCAACCTTTGGCTCAATTGCCGCAGGGGCAGCAATTGGGGCCGCTGCATCGCCTTCTGTGCTGACCGTAACGGTCACGCGGGTCTTCTTCTGCTCTAGGTCTTCCACGATTACTGTCTCCTTGTCGGCTTCAGCCGACTTCATCGCCTCAACGGGCTCTACTACTTCTGGCATCTCTCCCGGAACTTCCGGTGCATCTGCCGACTCTGGGGCTGACTGCCCCTCAACTTCAACTGTCTCAACAACAAGACCATCAAATGACTTAAGCGAATCAATCTTGCGCAGCGTGGAAAACTTATGTCCGACCAGCTTGTCGGTCTCGTTCCAGCCATCGCCACCCTTGCTCCAGATTCGGATCAAAGCCGCTGGATCTTCTGGGGTTGCATTGATCTTGAAGTCGGAATCGGGGACGCCGAGGGTGCCCTCGCGCATTACATGCTCAACTCGACCGCGAGCCGTACCGCCGCTAGAGCCCCAAGAAACAAAGTCGCCTTCTTTGACGCTGTCGGGGGCGGCATTTTCAAAATTTATAACGTCGGCGTCTTCCCGATAAGGCGCACCATCCGCTAGGCGGAGGCTCTTTATTGCATTCTGAAGATATGATCGCTGATTGGCAGGAATGCCAACAACGGAGGTCTCAAGAAGCTTTACGCTCTCAATGATGTAGGTATCTTCGCCGCCGTCACCCTTCTTCTTGGAGACCTTGTCAACCTTTGCGCCAATAGAAAGACCAAGCTTTACACCGCGCTTAATGGCGCGATATGTCTTCATGGCTAGTGGGTTCTCGTCCTCGCCGACAACGCGAACATCAATGTCTAGGTCATAGACCTCTGCGCCAATTTCTGTGTCAAAGCGCTTAACAATCCGGGCATCCGTAACCGAGCCGAACAGGTCGTCGGGAACGTCGTAGTTGTGATTGAGGAATACAGTCATGTTCTGCTTGGCAGTCTCCTGCATGGACTGAAGGGCCCCTATGGTCATCTCGTCGCCGTGGAGGTCCCTGATCGTAGACGAGGTAGTGCCGCGTACGTACAGGTCGCCGTTCTCGGACGTGTACGCCTTGAGGGCATTTGTGTAAAGCTTAAAATCCACTTTGCCTCCGTATACGGTGATATGATTCTATAATAGTTACCATTATTGCGATAAGCGTCAAGACATGATTTTTCTATGTATTGACACCATTTCCTTGGCCTTCTAGGCTCAGGGCAGTATACACCGCAAATGGAAGGTAGTGATTAAAATGAATTTTCTGCTAGTTATCGCGGTTATTATGTCTGGCGGGGTTGAGGTTGAGGATGGCATTGCCACCCACTACAGCCACTCGGCAGGCTGGGAATCTGTCCCCCATGTTGCCCTCCCGGGGTGGAGATATACACCCCCGAGCAAGGTCTATGCGGAATCAATTGGGGCGCTAAGGAGAATGCCAAGGGTCATCAACCTTTGCAACAAAAAGACTGGAAACTGCGCGGTTGTCCTAGGGGTTGACTTCTGCGGGTGCAACGGTAGGCCGAAAAGGGGCGATGAGCGAATAGCCGACATGTCGTACTCGCTCGTAAGCGACCTGAAACTTGATTGGGGTCTAGGTGTTTACAAAACAACCCTAAACACTACATTCTCACCAGAATGGTTAAGGAAAGTGCTTTCTTTCTTTACTGGGGCTTAAAGGTGGTATAATCTGCCGATGGCAGACTGTAAACTATGCGAAGAGATAAACTACTCAGGCGACCAGATCAAGGATTTGGCTCGTGCGCTAATCCGACTCCAGCGACAGATCCAGCCAGTCATTGAGGGGTATGAAAAGGGCAGGCGATCCCACCCCCGCTGCGCTTGCTGCGGCATACTTGCCGGAACCGAGCACCTAGTTTCCGAGCTTGCCCCAGAGCCTATGATCCCTCGCGCTAGGGGCCAAAAGAGATACAGCGTCTGCCAGTGGTGCTATAGGGACCTACACAAGTCGCGCCAGAGCGTTCCCCAACGAAGGAAGATCCAGGCCAGGATTGACGAGATGCTTAAGGGCGAGGACGAAGAGACAGCGGACACAGATATTGACAGCATCATGAGGGCTATCCATAATGAACTCATGGGCACGCCGCCAGTGCACCACTACACGGGGGAAGACGATGACGACACCCAGCGTTGATTCCACGCTGGTAGTCCAGTTTACAAATGGAACCTTTGTGGTGCCGGTCTGGTGGGCGAAGTCGCTGAACAGGCGGACAGTCAACTACGTTGAGGGAGTTCGCGTAGTGGACTGCTCACTTGACGAAATGCAAAATTTTGTAAATACTGATGCAGTAGACGGAATATTTATAGACGCAATCAGGAAGCAGAGAAGCGGGGTAAACCGATAAATGGCTGAACAGCGTTCGTTGATTCAAAGGATATTTGGCGGCTCACAGCCTTCGCTCGGAACCGAAAAGGCGCTTCCTGCGACCGTGCCCGACTCAAGTCCATACGCCCGAGGCGCCGCGGGGCTCCAAAGCGTTACAAAGATGAGCACAGAGCAGTTGCGCAGGTGGTCGCGCATTAATCCGTGGATTCGAGCAGCAGTAAACCTCCGCCGAACCCAGATAAGCCGATCAAAGTGGGACATCGTTGCCGTTGAGCCAGGGATTGAGCCAAACCCGAAGACTGTTTCAAAGATAAAAGAACTTCTGCGCCATCCAAATCCTAAGGGCGAGTCGTGGCGTTCATTTATTGAGCCAGTCGTTGAGGACATCCTTGTACTTGACCAAGGAGCCATTGAGGTGGAAAAGACCGTTGGCGCTCGGCTTAGTTCGCTCAACCCGGTTGCCTACCTTTGGAATAAGGACGCCGCTAGGATCGCTTTTGACACCTCGTGGGACGGAAGGGACGACAACAAGCCGCGCTACTACGAACTGGACAACACCGGAAGGCAGATCGCTGCATACAAGAACGACGAGCTTATCGTGATCATTGCCAACGCAGTGACCTACAGCCCGATAGGCCTCTCTCCTCTTGAAGTGCTTGCGGAGACTATTGAATCAGACCTCAACGCCGCGTCCTACAACGCCAAGTCCGTATCGCAGGCTGCCCCTCCAGGAATCCTTCACCTCGGTGAGGGTGTTCGCCCGGATCAGGTTGACGCCTTCAAGGCGTACTGGGAAGGCGAAGTCGCGGGAAAGAGCCAGATCGCCATCACCGGTGGCGGCAAGGGTATTCAGTGGATGCCGCTCGCTGCAACAAACCGAGACATGCAGTTCATGGAGTGGCAGGTGTACCTTGCCCGAAAGATCTGTGCCGTGTTTGCGGTCCAGCCGCAAGACATCGGCATCTCCTTTGACATCAATAAGAGCACTGCCGAGACCGGCGCCGCGTTTACCTACGACAACGGCATCGTTCCGCTCTGCGACCTTATCGCCGAGTACATCACGCGAGAGGTTGTCGGCAGGTACGACAAGAATCATCTCCGATTCGTATTCACAGAGGTTGGGCGAACAGCCCAGCAGGCAATTGCCGAATACAACAAGATGGCCCTCGGCGGCTTGCCTTGGCTTCGCATTAATGACGCCCTCCGCGAGCGCGGTCAGGACGGAATCGGCGAAATTGGAGATCAGATCCTGTTCCAAACGCCAAAAGGCTATGTACCATCAGACCGCTACGGGGAATACCTTGACAAGGTTGTGTTCGGCACCGCTGCGGTCAACGAGCCGCCAACGCCAGGGGGCTCGGACCCAGAGGGCTCAGAGGGCGTTCTGGACGGCGAGGACATGACACCAGAGCCAGCCGCAACGACTAACCCAGCGCAGATACCAGCAAAATCCAGCAAGTCCGTCGGTGACTCAATCATCGTGTGTGATATTGACGGCGCGCTAACCGACGGCGAGGATGCCGATCAGGTTAACGAAGTTGTTGCTAGCCATCTAAGAAAAAAGTCTGATGGCAACAGGATCTTTATCGTGAGCGATAGGTCCATAAAGAGGCTTGATGAGACCAAGTCTTGGCTTGAAGACAATGACATCCCGCACGATGAGATCTACCTGAGTGACTTCCCGTCTGGCGCCGGCCTGCAGTTCAAGAAATACAAGGTTTCCAAGATACTGAAGGAAAATGGCAATGTGACTGAGGCGATTGATGGCGACGCCGATGTTCGTTCGGCTTACAGGGATCTTGGCGTTCAGAATGTTCACGGCCTAGATGACCTCACTAGCACCCACAAGGCTGTGGACTACACCGGTATCAATCTTGATGTTCCCGCCGCAGTTAAGGCAGAGGCCAAGCGTGGTCTTGAGTGGAGGCAGGAATTTGGTCGCGGCGGAATCGGACCAGGTCAGACGACTGCTCGAATGCTTGTCGGCAACGCCATGACGATTGCGCGAGTGCGCAAGATGCGTGCCTTCCTTGCGCGTCATGAGGTTGACAAGCAGGGCGAAGGATTCAAGCCAGGTCAGACTGGCTTCCCATCTGCTGGGCGAATTGCATGGGCCCTCTGGGGTGGCGACGCCGGTGTTTCATGGTCCAACAAGGTCATGCGACAGGTTGAGGCGCGCGAGAGCAAGGATTGAGCGACAAGTTCTATCATCCATCTACTTGCTTCTGTATCCCCTGCCGAGTGCTAGGATCTGAGAAGAAGCATGGTGGGGGAAATGCAAGAACAGATAGTGCAGAAGCTCCTGAGAGCACTCCAAAAGGATCTAAAAAGCGTCGCAAGGGCACTAAATAGCGCTGGCGGGCAACTAGATCTTACCGAGTCTGAGAGCAGGGCTATTCGTTCAGTCAGCAGAAAAATTGACAGGCTATCCCTTGACATACTTATGACTGAAGATCTTCTAGAGCAGGGCAGGACGGAGGAGCTCATATGAAGAGAACAAATATCAAGCGGTCAATAAAACACAAAGACCCAGTGACCAAAGAGGTCCACTATGAGGTCTACATAAGGGATCGCGGGTGCGTTGCGGCAAGGGTCGGTATGCCTGGGTCCTGCGGCAGTCAGTTCGGACCACAGTCCAACCCCCCAATGGAGCTTGACCATGTCAACGGCTCTGGTCTAGGTAATAGGGGTCCCTCAATCGCTGCCAACCTTGTGCTGCTTTGCGGTCTGCGGTCTGCACCATAGAATGAAGACTGAACAGGCACGAATATGGCGCCCAGCGCTCAATGAGTACCTAAAAAAGCACTATAGTTAAGCATAGAAAATGCCTGCTGTTGACATGTCAATGGGAGGCGTGCATAATCATCTAATGAACTATGACGGAGGGCTGAATGGCTAATTGCGTACTTTGCGGTAAGCAGGTCGTCACGCCCAATGCGTCTAGGTGCTGGTGGTGCAACCACAAGCACCGATCGAGTTCCGCTCTTGCCTCACTTGAGGCTCGTGCAAAGGAAATTGAATCACTGAAGGCATCTGGGATGACGGTGGTTGACATCTCAAGGAAGCTTGGGATCAGCAGGCAGCGCATTTACCAGATTCTAGGAAGGGTAAAGAAATGACCGAATCGCGCGAAATTGAATTGGAACTTCGTGGCCGAGGTTGCTTCATGGCGGCGCTAGAGGCTCATGGTGTTGCCTCAGACATGGAGTACGCAAGCACAATTGAAAAGGAGAAGGTAATCCTTTCGCTCGTAGCAGATTCACGCGAACTGCTTGAAGGCAGTCTTTTGGAGTCTGGGGAGAATCTTGACTCCGAGGATCGTCTCTGGGTAGATCGGGGCATCAGCCTTGCTTGTGAGGAGTGGCTACGGAATCCAGAGGATCGCCAGTTGGTGGGTGTCTAAGCTAAGCGGGGAAAAGGGCAAGGAGTGGCGCAAAATGCAGCGCGTCGCTTGCTCAATGATCTGGCAGGTGATAGACGACTCTTGCATTCCCCACGATGTCGTGGCACAATACCTTAAGTGTCATCCGCAGTATCTAACGGACCTGCGGTTTGGTCATGTGAAAATGAGTAGGCCGATGATGGCTAAGATCAGTGACTTTCTCGGAATTCCCGAGGAGGAACTGTTTAAGGATTATCTGCGCGAAAGCGCAGCGTTGAAGAAGGGAAGGAGTTAGAGATGGCTTACGGTAATTCAGCAGCACCAGAAAAGCGAAAGGCATTTGCGGCTGACTACGTTGAGGTAGCAGACCGAATCAGGGCTTGGTACGAAGCCTACCCAAACGCAAGAATTGAAACCGAGATTGTCCAGATCACCGACAAGATCGTCGTCGTGAAGGCGCAGGCATTCCGTGGTGAGACCCAAGACGAGAAGCCGGCTGGCGTCGGTCACTCCTCAATGGGCATCCCGGGCAGCACTCCATACACTCGTGGCTCTGAACTTGAGAACACCGAGACAAGCGCAGCAGGTCGAGCACTCGTCATGGTCGAGCACTCGTCATGGCTGGGCTTCCTTCAAAGAAGGTTGCATCTGGCGATGAGATTCGCGCCAAGAGCGGCGCAGCACCTAAGGCTGATCCAGTTGTTGCTGCGGCAAAGAACATCTTTGATGATGTTGAGATCAAGGAAAGCCCAGTGGTGCTTGATTGGCTATCTGCGATTGATGGCGCGAACGATGCGGCAGAACTGCAGCGTGTTGGGCAGGAAATCGCAAGCCTTGACCTAAGCGACAATGAGCGCGGCGTACTTCAGAGTGCTTGGAAGAACAAGCGCGCGAAGTTTGCCTGATGGAGTTGATTCGCTACGAAGAGCGGCACCCAGAGCACGTTAGCGTAAGCGAGCTACGCGAGTTTCTCGCGTGCCCACTGCGCTGGTGGTACAAGTATCGCCTTAGCCTCTGGACCGATAAGACCACGCCGTTCTTTGCGCTTGGCACCTCAGTCCACTCTGGCCTACAGCACTGGTACGAGCCAGTTGCTGGCGGCAAGAAGGATGGGGACCTGACGAAGGCATACGAAGCCTATCGCACAACCTACGCAATAGAGTCCGCCAAGGTTGACTGGATGTCTGAGAAGGATGCCGACCCAATTGGTCAGCAGGCAATGGGTCAGGAAATGCTCCGTGCCGCATTGACCGAGGGTGATGACTGGACTGCGCATGCAGTCGAGCGAACAATGTTCTCCGAGATCAAGCACAGCCGACTTGGCAAGTTGCCGATCAAGCTGAAGGCACAAGTGGACATGATCACAGAGGGAAAGGACGTTGTTGAGCATAAAACCGCCTCTCGCCGATGGGAAGAGGGACGAGAGCACGGCGATGTTCAGGCAACGGCGTACGCACTGTCAGTTATGGAGAATTTCGGTCACAACCCAGAGATTACATTCAATATCATCAGCAAGCACGCAAAATCTCCAGTCGTTGACCGAAGAGTTACGCATCGCGGTCAAGACGACATAGATAAGTTGTACATCTCAGTGAGGGCGTTCCTAGATGCGCAGGAAAAGGGTGTATACCCCAATCCAACAGCATTTGCGCACGCCACATGCGAGTATAGGAGGATTTGTAACGAATGGGAGAGTCATCCGCAGAAACTTCCAGAGCGAAAAGTGCTAAAGACGATGGTTCCGGGACTAAGGGAGAGCAGATCAGTCAAGGAGTAGCGGGTAAAACGCTTCCCGAGTGGCACGAATGGATCGTTCAGAAGAATCCTCAGGGCAGGATGGGCGATTTTATGTCTGCGGTGACCGGATCGCTCCTCACCAAGCCCCAACGCTCGCATCTGGCGACAATTTACAAGAATTACCCAGGTGGAGCCAAGGCAATGATGGCGGGAATATGCTTTGTTGCGATTACAGAGCCGAAAGGTGATCCAGTTTC